TACTTTGAAGTACGATGAAAACGGAACAAGGCTTTACGATGATTCTAAGCAAAAAGTCGATGTAAGAGAAACAGCAGAGCAGTTTGATTCTAGAGCACTTGATAACAACTACGGTGCTACTTACTTCCCTGATGTCTTTATTAACGACGCGAAGAACAATCAAAATGTTAAAGTCCCAGCATCGGTCGCTGCTCTCGGCGCTCTCGGCGCTTCAGACAGTGCTTCGCACGTCTGGTTCGCTCCGGCAGGTTTCAATAGAGGGTCACTTGGATTTGTGACAAATGTAGAGAGCCGGCTTTCTTCTGCTGATAGAGATACTCTCTACGATGCACGTCTCAACCCAATTGCAGTCTTCCCGAATGCAGGTTTCGTCGTCTTTGGACAGAAAACTCTGCAGTTCGCTAAGTCTGCACTTGATAGAGTTAACGTGAGAAGGCTGATGCTTGAGATTAAGCGACAGGTCGTTTCCGTTGCAAACAACCTCTTGTTTGAACCTAACAACGCACAGACAAGGGCAAGATTTACTAACAATGTAATCCCGCTATTAGCTTTGATACAGCTTCAAGCTGGTATAGAATCATTCAAGGTAGTGATGGATGAAACAAACAATTCGTCCGCGGACGTTGATGCCAATAGAATGAACGGAAGAATAATCGTAGTGCCGACAAGGGCAGTAGAATTTATTTCAGTTGATTTTGTTATAACTAATAGTGGCGTAACGTTCGAATAAGAAATAAGTATATAAAGAGGAAGATCCAGGAGATAACTCAATGGCAGAAAAAACATTTCTAAGTCCAGCTGTTAGCACAAGAGAGATTGACTTGTCCGGACCAACACCACTTGTACCACAAGGTGTACCGGCTGGTGTGATTGGTACTGCGGTTGCCGGGCCGGCGTTTGTGCCTATAACATTTGCAAATTTTTCTGAATTCAATAGTATTTTTGGAGGAGCTGACGGTGAAAAGTTTGGGCCAATTGCAGTCAGCGAATGGTTAAAAAATGCACAATCTTGTACATATATTAGAGTTTTAGGCGCAGGTAACGGAAAACAAAGAAATTCTGATGGAACTGTCACAAACGCAGGATTCTTTGTTGGTGATAAAATTATTCAGGACAATGGAAACATAGGCAACAACACTTTTGCAAACATAACAGCAAATGGTTCACCAGCTGGTAGAACTTATTTTCTTGGCACGTTTATGTCTGAATCGCTAGGCTCTACAATTTTTAGTGATGCTGGAATACAAGAAGATATTGTAGAAACAAAATCAGTTGCTGCAATTAATTGCATACAACACATGACAGGCGCAATAGTTATAGAAGATACAGTTGGACTTAGAAAAACTTACCACTTCGGTTCAGGTACACTAAACGAAGCTAGACCAGCTATAGGTACATTACCCGCAGGTATCATGATTAACACGGTTGCAGGATCACCAAATGCTGCAACTATTGCAACTAGGTTTGTAAACGCATTGAAAAATACTGGCGGCGCAGCTGCAGGTCATGGTTCTTTTACAGGTGGTACAAATGCCAGTTTGGCACATTTTACGCAATCTGTCGGTGGTCATGGTGGTAACACACCTATAATATTTTCTGACACTGGTGTCGTAGGGTCAGCAACAGCAAAAGTAACTTCTATTTTAAATGACAGAACTTTTGCTTCTGGCTCGACTACTGGTGGCGCGGTTCCTATTCTACGTGGTATAGTTATGGCACCAAGTGGTGTGATATTACACTTAAGTGGTAACTACATGTCAGCACCTAGTGCACCTGTAATTAGTCAAGATGCTGCACTTGCAAATGATACTGTTGGAAGAAAAGGCGCAGTTACAGGATCGGTAGACGTAACTAATCAAGAATTTGTTATGATGCTTAACGGTCTCAAAGGGAATGCAACTAAATCAACAGTAATTACTGCGTCTTTTGATATGACAGCACCTAATTATTTTGCAAATGTTTTAAACACTGATCCGCTAAGCATAGAAGAAAAAGGACATTTTCTCTACGGGCACTATGACATATATCCAACCTTAGCAAACGTTACCGGGAGCGGCGCATTATCTAAAAAGCATTTAGTTGGAAATAAACATGAAATTGCATTTTTGCTTACTTCATCACATGGTCGTGCTGCTGCAGCTTCTGCCAATAAAGTAGACTATGAAGACTTTCGAGATAGATTTTCAGCCGCAAAAACACCATTTATAATAAGCCAAGATCCACATCAAGACTTGTTTAGATTTGAAGCTATTAATGATGGAGCGGGTGAATCAGAAAGAATTAAAATTTCTATAGAAAATATTGTTAGATCAACATCAGATTCAAACCTATATGGTAAATTTGATGTTATAATTAGAAGATTTAGCGACACAGATGAAGAAAAAGAAGTTTTAGAATCATTTAGAGGGTTGTCGTTAGATCCTGCTTCAACAAGATATATCGGTCGTGCAATTGGTGATCAAAAAATATTTTATAACTTTGATAATAGTACTGAGTCTCAAAAAATAGTTGTAGATGGTACTCATCCAGTTGTATCAAAGTTTGTAAGAGTAATTCTTTCAGACGCTTTAATTAAAAACGACGTAGATGATAGCGCATTACCTCTTGGATATAGAGGCCCAAATCACCTAAATACATCTGGTTCACTTGTGGCAAGTGTTAACAGCTCAGTTTATGCGAGTAATGATATATTATCAAGGTTGACAGAGCCACCATATCCAGTTAGAGAAAGCATTGCAGTTGGTACTGGGATACAAAAAAGAACAGATGCAAGATTATTTTGGGGTATGCAGACTACTAGAAAAGTAAGTGCTTCTACACCAAACAAAGCAGGCTTGCCAGACGAATCACTTAAAACATTCAATAAGTATTTTCCGACGCACAGAACAGATAGTATTCCTTTTTCAGAAGGAAATAATTCAGGCGCAGAAATGGTTAACGGCACTGTTAGAGACAGTGACAAATTTAACAACAACTTATTTTCAATGGAACGCGTACTTGTTCGTACAGGTTCAGGTGGTACAAACGGCGCTAATTTAGATGCAGATCCAGAAATGTGGCACAGCGCTTCTTATATAAGAACTGGTCGAATGAATAGTGTAGCAACGGATGCAAATAAAACAAGAGCATTCAGAGTTTCAGATTTAGACATCGCAGCAAATAGAAAATATGTTAAGTTTACTGTGCCATTTCAAGGCGGCAACGATGGAACTAATATTTTCAATGACGATCAATTAAAGTTGACTAATAATGCGGCGAACAGAGAAATGACATTTCCTGATTCACTTGGCGGAACAGCTGGTCCGACAGTTGCTTCATATAGAAAAGCAGTTGACATAATGGGATCTAAGGCTGATACAGAAATTAAATTACTGACAATTCCAGGTATGCGTGAACCAGGCGTAACTGATTTTGCAATATCTGCAGTTGAGTCTAGATTTGATGCAATGTTAATTATGGATATTGAAGAAAGAGATCAATTCAACACAGTCATAACAAGTTCATTACAAAGACCCCATGTTTTAAACACTGTTAATGATTTTAAAAATCGAGTCCTAGATACGTCGTTTGCAGCAGCTTATTTTCCTGATGTCACGGTCAAAGACCCGGGCACTGGTGGTCTTGTACAAGTCCCACCCTCAGTTGCTGTTTTAGGCGCATATTCATTAAATGATAAAATAGGACATCCGTGGTTTGCACCTGCCGGGTTTACAAGAGGCTCATTAAGTGCTGTTGAGACAACTGCAGTTAAGCTAAACAGAACCAACCTTGATGATTTATACGACTCTGATATTAATCCAATCACAGCTTTTCCAGGCACTGGAATCACAGTTTGGGGTCAGAAAACATTGCTTAGAGATGCATCTGCATTAGATAGAGTTAATGTTAGAAGGTTGCTTATAAATGTTAGAAGATCAGTTCGAAATATTGCAAATACTTTGTTATTTGAACCAAATCGAGCAGAGACACTAGAAAAGTTTTCATCATTAGTAAATCCAATATTACAACGCGTTCAAGAACAAAGTGGTGTTGATCGTTTTAAAGTAGTTATTGATACAACTACTACAACACAAGCTGATGTTGAAAACAATACGATTCGTGGTAAGATATTCTTACAACCTACACGTGCAGTTGAGTTTGTTGCTCTTGATTTTGTCGTTACAAATGCAGGGTCAGAATTGTTATAAAAAAATTATCAGGATATATATTAATAGATTTAGGAGATACCAATGGCAGAGACACTATCAGTCACAGATATGTTACCAAATAAATTTGAACCAAAAAGAACTTACAGGTGGGTTCTTGCAATTGAAGGAATTGATGCATTTTTAATTTCTACAACTAACAGACCTACCTTTACAATCGGTGAAAAGAAAATTGATTTTATCAACAGCTATAGAAATATTGCAGGTAAATTAACTTTTGGTGACATTAGCGTTAAATTACATGACCCAATTGCACCATCAGGTGCACAACAAGTTATGGAATGGATTAGAACACATTATGAGTCTGTTTCCGGTCGTGCGGGTTATGCTGATTTTTATAAACGTGACATTCAATTAAAAATGCTTGACCCTATTGGAACTGTTGTTGAATTATGGGACATTAAAGGAGCTTTCATAACGTCAGCTAATTTTAACAGTCTTGATTACGGTAATGAAGATATTATGACAATTGATTTAACTCTTAAAATTGACAACTGCGTACTTCAGTTCTAGTAAGATTAGTTTTACTTTATAATTCTAAGCCCTACAATTACGTAGGGCTTTTTATTTATTGGAGGAAGTGTGTCAGATATTACAAAAAGAAACATAATGAAAGAAGACTTTGGCTGGGAAATTCCGGTAGAAATGGTTCCAATACCATCATCCGGGCTGGTATATTCACCTGAGTCAATATTGTACAAAAAAGAAACAGTAAAAATTAAGGCGATGACAGCTAGGGAAGAAGATATTCTTGCATCGCAAGCATTAATTAAAGAGGGTTCTGTCTTGGAACATCTAATAAGGTCGTGTGTACTAGAAGAAAGATTTCCAGTTGAAGACTTAATGATGGGTGATAGAAACGCGATTATGATTGCAATTAGAGTAACAGGGTATGGACCAGATTATCCTGTTAATATTACTTGTCAAAATTGTGGTGAAAAAAATAATGTTGATGTAAGTTTAACGAATATACCTATTAAACGATTAGACATCCAACCGGTAGAAGAAGGTGCAAATTTATTTAGTTTTAAATTACCTGTTACTAAAAAAAATGTAATATTTAAGTTTAACACGATTAAGTCTGAAAAAGAAAGAAAAATTAAAGAAAGAAGTTATAAAAGCTTTCTAACAGATTTAATTAACCCGACAGTAACTTCGGCTCTTGAAAGTTGCATTGTACAAATTGATGATATTAAGGATCCCGTAAAAATTAAACATTTTGTACAAAATATGCCAGCTTATGATTCAAGAAAATTAAGAAATTTTATACGCGACAACGAACCAGGAATGGATATGACCGCAAATGCAACATGCCGATATTGTCAACATAATAACAAGTTTGTAATACCAATTACTTCCGAATTTTTTTGGCCCAGTACATAGTTGGAGGGAAAGATTTCTTGAGGAATCTTTTGCTTTGCAAATGCATTTAAACATGTCTTACACTGAAATAAGAAGTTTACCAACAAGATATAGAATCTGGTACTTAAAAAGACTTACAAAGCACTACGAAAAGCAAAGCGAATTGTACAATAGGTCACGTGACTCCGGCAAAACAAAAAAAGATAACATGGACGGATTTGACAAGTTTAATCAGATGATTGATAAAAAATTCTCCTGATAATAGTTATTAACTGGAGGCGTACATATGGCAATTGATCCAGAATTAAGAGACTTACTGAAGAAAATATCACAAAATAGTGATAGTACTCAAAGAAGTATTGACGCTTATTTAAGTGGTGAAGGTGCTGATACATCATCAGATACCACACCAGAAGTAACTGATCCAGGTAATGTGTCTTCGACTAATAATAGTGCAGCTGCGAGCGCTAACTCCGGAGCTGACGCATTTGGAAATTTAGGTACTGCAATTAAAGGCACATCTACTGCGTTTAGTAATTTTTCTGGCTTAGCCGGCGAAACTATTGAAGCATTGGACGAACTAGGAAGGTACGGAAGACAAAGATTTGAACCAATCCAAACTATGTTTGGTGGGCTGTCGAGAATATTTCCTGAAGATCAGATGAACAGAACAACAGAGTCAGTTGTTGAACAATTAGACTTTATTGAAAAATCTTTTCACGGTTTTAATGATTCGTTTACTGTATCAATTAATGGTTTAGAACAATCAGCCTTAAGTTTATTTTTTAAAAAAGATGAACTCTTTAATGAGTCAATGCAGATTAGAAGATCATTAATGATGAAACAATCTGTTGCTTTAAATCAAATGTCTGATGAAAATATGGCGATCGCCGCACAATCAGCCAAAGGTTTAGGTTTGCAGACTAGTGAGATTGCGTCATTATTAGAAAGACAGATTCAAATGACAGGCGATGCAAATGGTGATATATTCACAGATATCGCAAAATTTTCAAAGGCTGTTGCTGATGAAACAGGTATCGCATTTACGGAAATAAGTCAAGGTGTTGCTGACATCATGAACGATGTGATGAACTTTGGAAATGTTGTACCAGAAGAAGCAGCTAGAATTGCCGGAGCAATTCAGCAAATGGGTATAAGCGCTAGCAGTGCTGGACAGATGGTTAATAAGTTTATGAACTTTGATACAGCAGCTGAAAGTTTAGGAAACTTAAATACTCTTCTAGGCGTTAATTTTGATGCTATGGAAATGATGATGTTGGCCAACACTGATCAAGAAGAGTTTATGTACCAAATGAGAGAAGCGTTTTTGGCAAGT